GAGACACAAACTAAAAGCCCCACTACCCTACCCAGCCGAGGAGTTGACCTTTAAGAACGAGTTTGACATAGTACATATCTCAAATGCCTTAGATCACACCCAAGACCCCAGAAAGGCCTTAGACTACCTTTTACAAGCAGTAAAGCCAGGAGGGTATCTAATAGTGCAAGGGTTTTTCAACGAGGCCACACATGAGAACTGGCAAGGCTTCCATCAGTGGGATATATCAATAGATGATCATGGCTGCATGGTTATTATAGGCAAAGGCTCCCAGACTATCATTGCTTGGCCTGCTCACAAATATTCTACGGTCAACCTACTGGGCAGAGATTGGTATTATTGGATCATAAAAAAGTAAAACATGGTAATTTGCTGCGATATAGATGGATGCTTAACAGATGGCAAGATATGGGTTGACCACAAAGGCAACATCATTAAGTCATTCAATAACAAGGACATCGGAGCCATCAAAGAGCTAATCTCTATGGGCTATCAAGTCCACTTAGTAACTGCCTCCTCTTGGCCGGGTGCAGAGCAATATCTTAAAAGGTCTGGGGCTGAATTACATATAATACGGAACAAAGAGACCATTCCTTTTGATTATCAAATAGCCATAGGAGACTCAGCATGGGATATACCGATGCTTAATAAGGCAAAGCACCTATTCTGCCCAGCAGATGCCTCATTAGAGGTAAAGTGTCTGGATGGGATGCATCCATTACAGACTCCCGGTGGTCAGGGCATCATGTTAGAGTTAGTTCGGATATTGTCCGAGTTGTCAAGTAATCCTTGACAGCTGCTTATAAATTTATAGTATGCAAAAACAAATAGCAATAGAGTTAAAGCAAATGGTAGAAAAGGTTTGCGAAAGATTTAGTCACAAGGATAGAGAAATGAATTATAATAATGAAACATTTAATATTCAAGAGATTATACCTACATCTGACCATACTGCTGTCGTAAAATTTATAAAACAACCTACTAATAAAATAGGCATTGCTTTTTTTTATTATATTCCTAATGGCATGAGTAAAGGCTGGAAATACTTTTTTCCAACAGATAGTCATATAGCTGGCATGAGAGCCTTAGACTGGATAAAATTCGAAATAGAAAGAAGCAACTATAAACACAACTTTGACTGATGTGTATAAGTTCTACTACTTATATTTGTCTAAGTGCCAGATATTTTGTATATTAGGAGGTGAATAAAGGGTAAAAAATCAACGAGCCTTCAGTCCTTCGGGGCTGAGGGCTTTTTTGTATGATAAAGAAAGTACCTAAATCCGAGATGCCCTGCAATAAGCCAATGAAAAGTTGGTTATCAGGCAAAAAGAAAGTGGTCAAGGCTTGTGAGAATGGGGTAGAGAAGATAATCCACTTCGGAGACAGCTCTATGAAAGACTTTACCCAGCACAAATCAAAGACCAGAAGGAAGTCTTATTGCGAAAGATCAGGAGGCATAAAGGGTACAGATACCAAACTAAGTGCCAACTACTGGAGCAGAAAGGTCCTCTGGAAATGCGGTAAAATAGGTAAGTAATGGCTTGCGGTTGTAAGAAAAGAAAAAAGAGAAAGTAATGCCCTACAAAAGCAGAGCCCAAGCAGCCTTCTTTAACATTAACAAGAAAAAGCTCGAAAAGCAAGGTGTTAATGTAGAGGAATGGAATAAGGCCTCTAAAGGCAAAAAACTACCTAAAAGAGCCAAGCAAAAGAAGTAATGTCATCACTAACCACAATAGACTGGGATTTTGTAGGCGAATACCTCATGGCAGGTTGCTCTGGGGTAGAGGTTGCAGCTCAGTTAGGCATCCACGAAAACACTCTGTATCAACGATGTAAGTCGGATTTAGGTATAGATTTTGTGGCATTTAAGCAAGAAAAGCAGGCATCAGGAGAGAGCCTTTTAAGAAAGGTCCAATTTGATGCAGCTATTAAAGATAAAGACAGAGCAATGCTTATCTGGTTAGGTAAGCAAAGACTCGGTCAGAAAGAAAAAGGCGAGCAAGATATTAAGGTTGATGGAGGCATTAACATAGTATTCAAGCCAGCCAATGAGACAAGTTGAGATAAGATATACCAGTGTCTTTGAAAAGAACTTGCAAGCCTATAAGGCGAAACAGTATAGGGTCATAGCCAACCAAGGCTCAACCCGATCTGGCAAGACCTACTCAATAAGTCAACTACTCGCTCTTTACATACCGCACAAGGAAAAGGTAACTATCTCAGTGGTAAGCCCATCTCTACCCCATCTTAAACGAGGGGCCAGGAGAGACATCCTAAAGATATTAGAGGATGCCGGGTTATACTCTGATGACAACTTTAACAAGACCGACAATGTCTATCACTACCCTAATGGCTCATATATTGAGTTCTTTGGGGCTGAGGACTCTGGTAAGGTTAGAGGACCGGGCAGGGATATACTGTACATCAATGAGGCTAATTTATTGCCCCATTCGATATATCAGCAGTTAGCCCTTAGAACCAAGCAAACCATCTTTCTGGACTTTAACCCGGTAGATGAGATGAGCTGGGTCTATGATGTCTCGGATAGAGAAACAAACCTACTAATCCACTCAACCTACAAGGACAATCCCTTTCTGCCAAGTGAGCAGATAGCAGAGATTGAAAGTCTGAAAGATGCAGACGAGAACCTCTGGAAGGTCTTTGGGTTGGGAGAGAGGGGTAAGTCATCAGAGATTATTTACACCCATTGGAGGCAAGGTCAGTTCCCAGAGGATTGTGAGACCGTTTATGGTCTGGACTTTGGGTACTCAGTGCCAACAGCCTTAGTAAAGGTCGGGTTTCACGAAAGCCAGACATATGTTAAGGAGTTGCTCTACGAAACCAAGCTAACTACCACCGATTTGATAGAAAGGCTAAAGCTCTTAAACATCAGAAGGTCAGATGAGATTTACTGTGATGCTGCCGAGCCTAAAACTATCGAGGAGCTGGTAAGGGCTGGTTACAATGCCAAGCCTGCCGAGAAGGATGTCTATGCTGGCATCCAGAAGGTTAAAAGCCAACCATTGATAGTATCGCCTGAGTCTATAAACCTAATTAAAGAGATTAGGTCCTACAAGTGGAAGGTTGACAAAGATGGCAAGGTACATCGAGATGAGCAACCAGTCAAGATGTGGGATCACTTATGCGATGCGATGCGGTATGCAATTTACACGAAACTAAACAAGCCTAAGTTCGAGGTGATGGCTTGGTAAAGAAATACAATGGGCAGAATACAAGAAGCGTGGAATGCGTTAACAAAGAAGGCAGTGCCGATGATGCCGGTAGGTCAGCCCTTTGCCTCCTATCAGGTAACTGGAGGCACTTTTGTCGGTATTACTGACAACCGTACCAATTATATCCGGGATGGCTATCAGGTTAACGACATCCTCTATTCTACTATAACTCTTATTACTGATAAGTGTAAGCTACCCGAATGGGCCACTTACAAGGTAGTCGATGAGGCTGCCTTTAAGTCTTATCAGGGATTGATGAGAAAGAAAGACATCTCTACTGAGGACTTCCAAAAGGCTATGGGGTATAAGAAAAAAGCCTTAGAGCCTATTTACGTTGACAGACTTACAGAGCTTTTACGATACCCTAATGACTATGAGACCTTCCAAGATTTAGTAGCCAACTCAACCGGGTGGAAGCTAATCACTGGGGGTCGCTGTGTATGGGCTCAGATGCTTGACATGGGAGCCAATCAGGGTAAACCATACCAACTACATAACCTACCTTACCAAGAGGTATCTATCATAGCTTCGACCAATCTGTTCCCTATCGTTGAGGAAGGGTACATGATCCCGGTCCTTTCAAATGCCTTATTCCCTAAACAGCAGGTCTTACATGACAAATACCAGAACTATGACTGGGATGTTAATGGAGCCCATCTGTACGGAATGAGCCCACTAAAGGCTGCCCTGAGAAGGTTAAGCAGAAGCAACTCGGCTATAAAAGCCAGTGCCGCTATGTTAGAGAACCAAGGGGTTAAGGGTGTCCTATATGTCGATGACCCAAGAGTTATCGGTGGAGGGGTAGATGTAGCCGATACAAGAAAGCAAGTAGAAGCTATTAAGAGTAAACTTGTAGGCAAAGGAGAATGGGTAGGATCAGAGAACTGGGGCCGCATTGGTGTCTCTGGTTATAAGATGGGATGGCAGTCTGTTGGGCTTAACCCAGTAGAGCTATCCATTATAGACTCTGAGAAATGGGATTTGAAGCGGTTTGCTTCCGTTTATGGAGTGCCTTCTCAGTTGGTAGGGGATAGTGATACCTCTACTTATAACAATGTCAGAGAGGCTGAAAAGGCCCTTACAACGCGTTGTGCTATGCCTCAGTTGGTGTCATTCCGTAACCACTTTAACAGAAAGCTACAAACAGACTGGGGATACAAAGGCCAGAATGTTTACATTGACTTTGACCATACGGTGTTTACCGAACTCCAAGAAGATGTAGTCGAGAAGTCAAGCTGGATTAAGGACCTCAAAGCCCTTAGCCCTAACGAGCAAAGGATGCTCCTGGGCCTTGAAAGAATAGACAATCCTCTGTTTGATGAGCCTTGGATAACTACACAAGATGGAATGCCACTTAGTGAGTATGAGACTCCAAACATGGACCTCAGCGATGTTAACGAGGTTGAAGATGAGGAGGAAAACGAGGAGATGAATGACGATTGATGAGATTGTCAGCACAACCTACCCAATAACAAAGAGGGAGAGGTGCTGTGCATTATTGAAAGCTAAAATGGATGCCAAGCGATTGGCATTAAAAAATAGGTTAATGAATGACCGACAAGGAGAGAAAAGAGTATGCGGAGAACTTCACGAGAACCAATCGGAAGTTTGCCAAAACCCACTTCCCTAAGGTCAAAAGACAACTGGATAAGGTTGTCAGCTCTTTGATAGGTACAATAAAGAAAGTAGGGGCCAGACAAGCCCAAAGCAGACTGAGGACCACACTTTACAACGATGAGCTTTATAAACCAATAGAGGCCATCTACAAGCAAGTGGGGGTCTATCATGCCAACCAGATGTATAAGCTAATCAGAAGGGAGGCAAATCAGAAAGGGATAGGCAGAGATGAGCAGTGGACCAAGTTTATCATCGATGAGTTAGAAAGGACCTTATTGCAGTTTGCAGTGGTCAAGACATCAGAGACACTTAGAAACCATTTGCTCCTTGTCTTACAGAATGCCATTATAAAAGAGCAGACTGTGGATGAGATAGTCAAGACCTTAGAGCAGTCCGGCTTTACAGCCATGCAAGCCGAAAGGATTGTGAGGACTGAGGTAGGTCGGGCAGCTAATACTGGGATAAAGGCAGCAGCCGAGTCTTTTAACTACGAGATGGTTAAAGAGTGGATTGCCTTTAGAGACTCCAGAACCAGAGGCTTTAAGCCTGAGCAACCTAAAGACCACTTTCACATGGATGGTCAGGTGGTAGGGTTCTATGAGAACTTTGTGGACCCAAGGAGTGGCGAGAACATAGAGTATCCGTTGGCTCCCGGTGGATCAGCCGCAATGGTCATAAATTGTAGATGTTCTTACATTGTTGTACCTAAAAGAGATAGTAGAGGTAGATTAATAAATATGGGAGGTGCTTAAGGGGCTCAGGCCAATACTGCGGAATAATGAAACAATAACCAGCCTTAACCCTCCCAAAATATTGAATATGAAAAGATATTTTGAACAAAAGACAGTCAGCAACTCAGTGCAAGATGTTAGCACTACTACCAGAAAGGTAAAGGTTGCAATCAGCCAGATGGGCTCTAAAGACCTTGACAA